TTCTTATATTTATCAAGCGTTTCTGCAACTTTAATTTCGTAAGAATAATCTTGATAATAATAGCTATCTTGTATGTATTTATCTGAATTTAAGAAACTTCTTGTTGTTGTCCAGAAACCTCTGGCTTTACCAACACCAGTTTTAACAACTCTACCAACTACTTCACTGGCAGTATTATATTCAGAAAGAGCAACGCTGATGATTGCACCATTACCTTGTAAAGATTTAACGCTAACGATTGGAGGATCAATATAACCAGAACCTGGATTTGTTAGTGTTAGAGTGTTAATTGTGCCACTTCCATCTGTTGTGACATAACCAGTAGCTGAGGTTCCAGCACTACCACCAGAGAAAATAGCGATATCACCGTTAGTGTAATTTGAACCACCATTAGCGATCAATACGTTATTTGATAAACCACTATACAGATAAGCTTGTACTATTTCACCTTCAACATAACCTTTACCAGAGTTGATAGCAAGTGTACCACTAATAACGTTATTACCAGCAGAAGCTAGTGCTGTAATACTATCATTCAAGCCATTAATCGTGTTGTCTACTCTATACATAACTGTATCATAAACAGCGAAATTTGATGGTAAAATTGCTGGAGCAGCTCGGTATTTGGCTGATGGTGTTGAATTATGTGATGGTGGTCCATATAGTGTAATACTTGTCGAGTTTACAACCTGTCTAATAACAGCCAATTCAATTGTTGTGCTTAATGTGTTATTACCTTGGAGGTAGATAACATCATTATTAGCATATATAGAAGTAAATATTGTGTTTGTTCCAGTAACCGTATTTGAAGTTGTGTTATATGAAACGTTTCCAGGTAAAACTTTAGAAAACTGACAAGATCTTACGAAAACATTGGCTGGTTGAGTATATCCATTACCTGTTTTAATATTAGTCAGTGAAGAAATTGTACCAAAAATATTATTGGTATAAGAGAAAGCAATACCAACATTTGTTGTAGAGTTTGCACCACTGTTTGCTGGGAACCCATAAGAAGCTGCTCCAATTTGTAAATTAGCATAGTCGCAAATCAAGTCTGTGTTATATTCTATGTTTTGCGTGTCAGAAATCGATCCAATATCGAAAGAAGCATAATTACCAGTTGAATCGTTTTTGTAAACAAAAGTTTCAGCATTAGCTTCAAAACCAAATCCACCATTTACGATTTGAAAATTTAGCGCACCGTATCCAAGACCAACATCAGTTACTTTTAAAAGACCTTCAACACCATAAGAAATAATATCATCGTTTGCTAGATCTTTATGTACGATCTTGATAACGTCGCCGATATTAAAGTTTTGACCACCGTTAATGATTGTGATATTATCTAAAGAACCAAGAACTGTTGGTGCAGCTGTAACTGCTGCTGTATTACCAACTTGATTATCGAGAATAATTTTCTCACCAATCGTAAAATTACCACCTCTTGGTAAAATATTAGAAAGATAAATTGAATTAATAATATCTCTGTTGTAAGATTCTTTTACATAATTTTCAACAACAGCTGTTGTACCACTGGAAACACCAACAATAGTTTTACCGATATAACTATTTAAATTTTCATTTGCTGTAACTTCGATATATCTTGGTTCAAACCATGTACCATCTGATGGTCTTAAAACGTCATTACCAGGAAGATAAACGTCAATATCGTGGTTATAAAGAAGTTTGAACAGTAGACGATAACATTGAATAGTGCCCTTTGAACGGTAAACGTCAAGGATATGTTTTAATAGAAATCTTTTGTTTGAGATAACATTGAAAGGAATACCATAAAGATATTTTCTTTGGAAATACTCTAGAAACTTATCAATTGTGTTATCGATATCTCTATAGTCAAAAAGTTCTCTGGCTTCACGAATAGGACCGCCATATCCATCATTTTCGGATCCCCAAGAATCTTCCATCCATTCATAATAAGCTTTCATGAATAGAATGAAGTTTTCACCTTCTTCGTTATAAAAAGAAGGGAATTGACTTCTTACGAAATTTGATACGAACTTTTCTGTTTGAAAATCCATTATCTCTTAACTTCTGTTACAACCAATGAAACATCAGTTGGATCTATTAGTATGATCTTATCATTTTTAGCATAAACATCAGAATCTCTAGTTTTTACATACAAATTGATATAGTTTGAGTATGAAGATGTTATCAATCCATTAATTTGAATAATACCATTTGTATAATCTACAGAACCAATTGTGTAAATTGGTTGAATTTTTTGTTGAATTGAAGCATATACTTTAAGATTACCAGTTCCATCATCAGCAATATAACTTAATTCGTAATTTGTACCATCAGCTGCTACCCATGTAAATTTGTCAGAAATTACAGAAGCATGTTCTACGTGAGTATCAAAGCTTGAAATATACAATTCTGTGTGAGGAACGCCAGCATCTACTGTTTGACCTTCATAATATATCACATTATTCATATCTAATGAATACGAAGTAGCATAATTTAGTTTTGGAGCCAATCTCTTTACTAATCTAACATTAGTTTGGTTACTTACAATACTTGCATCAGAATTGTCGATATCTGCAGAAAAACGACTAAATCTAAAATCATTACCGAAATATTCTAGATTGTTTGTGCTATAATTTACGATAGAATTTAATATAGCTGTTTCAATTTCAGTGATAGACTTTGTTGTTTGTTTGCTGTCATATTGAACATATGAAATAATAGAAAGATAGAAGTAATCTGGATCGTTAACTTCGATTCTATTAGGAAGAGCAATATAATCTTTTAAATAGTTAGCAATTTGACTTTTAATATAATCAGGAGCAATTGTTCCGTTTGCTGGTTTAACAACTAGAATTACTCTGCCATATTTCTTAGGTTCAACCGTTTCACCACCATATACGTTAACGTCTGAAATTACACCACCAAAGTTATCAAGAACAAGGGAAGCATAGTCATCTGTTGCTACCGCTCTTTGTTGTGCAGCAAAATATCTCGGAGCGCTGAATTTTACTGATTCAATAGATTCTTGGTTTGCGCCACCAGCTGAATTTGAATTAACAACAATAGAAGATGGCACTATTGATTTTGGGTTCGAATTGCTTAGATCATCGACAAGTGTGAATGATGTAATACCATCAGATAATATACCACTAGAAACTCTATAATTGATGCTTACTGTAGAACCATTAACTGGAACTCTACCAAATAGACCGTCGCCGAAAACAATTTCATATAGATTGTTTTGTGCAGCTTGCAAGAAGTAAACGTTTGAACTTGCATTTAAACCAAACAAATTAGGAGCTTTAGAAAATACAGTAGTGTTTGCTCCATTGTTTTCATAAACAGTTACTTCTAAACTATCTGTGTCAGCGTTTTTATTAGTCAATAAGAATTTTTGAGTTTCTAATGTAGTATCTACTATATAAGAATCAGTAAAATACTTACCTTCATAAATCATAAGATTTGAAACAGTGTAAGTATTAGAAACAGAAACGTGAGAACTTAATTGATCTGTAGTAAATGTAAAAATGCCATTTGAATTTGTACCAGCAAATCTGGTTCCTTTTGGGATTAAAATTTGACCAGAAGAATCTGCAGTAAGAGTTAATGTTATATCAGAAACTGAAGATCTAGCACTTCTTGGGGTATAGTTAAGTTCTTTAGCGTGAGAAATTACAGAGTCATATTTTTGAGCCGAATCGAGAAACATTTCTGAAGCGACCATGTTGAGATAAAAAGAGTTCAAATAGCTGTTATAAGCCATAACATCAAGAAGAACATTGATGTTCGAACCACTAAAATCGTAATCTTTAAAGACCGATTGTGTTGCTAGGAAGCTCTTAAAATTTTCTTTTAGAGTATCAAAGTCAAGAGAAGAAAGGACTATTGATGAATTTGCTGCCATTTATCGAACTCTTTTTAGAACGTAATTAAAAGTAATAGGATCTGTTTTATTTATTATTCGATACGTTATTGTTATCATAACACTGTTATCACCAACAACACCATTTCTAAATTGTTGCCCAGCACTGTCTCTTTCTGCAATTGCTGTTTTAACATTTACATCAATTAAAAAAATTCTTGGTTCGTCTCTTTCAATCGTATTTCTTATGTAAAATTCTAACGATGTTATATTACCGCTTCTAAATTCTTGGTTTGAGATAGGTTCAAAAAGAGTGTTATAAACATTGGATCCAACTGTTGGTTGAAATAATCTTTCGCCAACATTTGTTCTTATTAAATTTTTTAAAGACTGGTTGATTGCTTCTTCATTGAGAACTCTACCCAATTGATTGCCGATTGGAGTTTTATTGAAATTATTCAAAAAGTCTGAAAAATACTCTTGTTGTTTAAGAGTACCTGTTAAAGCATCGGCTCTGTTTAATGCTGCCATTTTTTTATCCTAATACGGTAACGAAAGATCCCCATCCAGGTAAAGGCATGGGATCAAAATTTTGTGGGGCGTGAGTTATCGGATACCAAAAATCTGGTGTGGAATAATCAAAACACAAAGATACTGGAATTCCATCAATTCTCACAAAAAATTGTCCAGGTATCAAAAACCCACCAATTGGAGTTGTATCATTCGCAACAGCCCAAGGTTGACCATTAATTCTTACAAACGGTTGAAAATTTGGTCCAGGTATGGTAAAAAAACCATTCATTCTTGGATCACCCCAACAGTGTGCTGGTCTTCCTGCCATATTTATCTCCTTATCCTGGTAATACTGGAATTGTTGGTAAGAAGTCGATACTTGGACCGCCAATAGTAACTTGAGCGCCACCAAAGCTTGCTGAACCAAGACCAAGCATAGTTAGCATTGGTCCAACTATAGTAATACCAGCTGGCGAAATACTAATTGTAGAAGTTCCAGATGTTAATGTAATTATTGGTGCTGTTAGTGTAAGATTACCAGCTGTGGTAATAGATCCAGTAGTAGCGCCAGTAATTGTTATCGGTCCAGTTGAATCAACACCCAAAGCACCAGTTGAATTAACATTCATTGTAGCAAGAGATTTAATACCCATAGCTGCAGTTGAATCTAAATTCATCGTCGATAACGATTTAATACCCATCGGCGCAACAGAAGAAAGATTCATTGTAGCCAAAGTATTGATAGACATTGGTCCAACAGAAGAAACATTCATTGTTGTGGTTGTGTTTATGGTCATTGGTCCTTCTGAACCAATATGTAAGAACAAACCAGAACCTATATCAAGATTTTGTGTTGAGTAAACCCAGTATCCATCTCCTGCAAAACTGCTAAAATTTCCAGTTGCTGCGATAGAATAATCTGTACACATCTTTGAGATATTACCATCTCGTATCTCATTAGAATTTCCAGAAGAAGTTCTGTTTTCATCACCGCCTGTATCATTATGAAACGAACCACCCTGTGTTCCACCAACTGATGTTTTAGAACCATAATAAACAGTACCACCAGCAGTATGACCAGTATCGCCTTCGCTTACATTGTTTTTATGTTTGTTATATTCTGCAGAATGACCTGTTGCTGTACGACTTCTAGCACCACTAGCAGCAAAGTCATCATTAGGAATAAGTTCTGTTCTGTTTCCGTGTGCATCAATAACTTGAGTAGCACCAGCACCTGCTGTTATAGATTCTTTCATATAAGAATCTGGATCGTCGGGATTGCCTTCAATGCCGCCTTCAAACGAACCTTGTGATCCCACTGTTCCATAAAAATATGGATAAACTGCTTTTACTTTCTTACCTCTTTCTTCATCATAAGGAGGAAGAGGATATTGTTCGTTTGGTAGTCTATTGTCAGCCATTAATTTGCCATTCCTAGATTTTTTACCACACTAGAAGCTGCAACAATTGTAGCGGCAGATGCTCCAGAATATTTCATAGCATTAGAAACGCTTGCAACTGTTAATGCTGCGCCAGCTGCAGTTTGCACAGCTGAACCAACAGCTGAAGCTATTGATCCACCACCAAAGGCGCTAGAGATCATAGATCCAATTCCATTACCAGTTAATGCGCTTAAAGGTGCAGCTAATCCACCGCTAATAAATCCTCCAACAAGAGAAGATAATCCAGCCAATGAACCCAGAGCTCCTAACCCACCAAAAGCGCCCATAGACATTGATTGCATAACTTTTAATATTGCCATACTTCTCATAAACTGAGCCATTGATAATGACATTGAACCAATATTTAAAACTGTAAATGGCAATTTAATAGTTTGTGCAAGTTGTAGTATAGTACCAGCTAATCCAAGAATTGCTGGTAAATTAGCAAGCAAGTTAGAAGAACTGTTGTGACCAATACCTAAATCCATTGCTTTATTTTGTATTGCTGTATTATGATGTGTTAATATATCATTAATTATTTCTGGTGTTACAGAACCAGCTTTGATATATGGATCTAGTGCATCAGCAATTTCATAAGCGGTAGTTGTTGCAATTTCCTCATCTGCGCTTTTGTATGGAGCTTCAGTAGGTAATCTTTTTGTCCAAATTCTAGCTGGATTAGAGCCAGTAGGTCCAACCCAAAGAATATATCCTGGAAAATCTTTTTCTTCTTGTGGTTCATATTGTTTAACGTACATATCAAGAGGAGATGTATATAAAGGCATAGGAACATTTGTACCATATGTAAATGTTGGCACAATTGGTGTTGGAACGTTTTTCTCACCATATACAATTATATTTTGAACAAGATTTGCTAGAGCAGCATGAACCATATCTCTGTATTCAGCAATAACTCTATCTAAACCAAAAACTCCAAATCCATTATCGAAAGCTAATAATACTTTTTCAGCAGTGTATCTTTTCGATAAAATTGACAGCGCAGAACTTAGAGTGTCAGCCATAAGCTTACCAGTTGGTTCTGAAATTGAACTTTTTTTACCTGACGAACCACCCAATAAAGAAAGCAACATCATAACAGTCATCAAGCTTTTCATCATATTAGCAAAAACTTGAGATTGTCCGTTTGGGTCTTTTGCCATAACTGCTTGT